GAATACACTTGATACTGCTTACCATCAGGCATCTTAATTGTCCATTTTAATCGTTCCTTCCCATAATTATCTCTCCAAGTTGACTTACCCCACTGTGCCCCAGCCAAATCAATTTCCGCTTTCATTTTCCCTCCTCTGGTGTGTATATCACACTTTTTTCTGGGTCCACACCCAATTTAACCAATCCTATATCTCCGTATCTATTTTTTAGTATCAATATTTCCAGTTCATTCTTTTTTGCCTTTTCATAATAGTAATAAGGATAGTGAAGTGCAAGCACTACATCGGCATTCTCTTCAAGAGAACCTGAACCCTTTAATTCATTTAACTGTGGCCTTTTATCCTTCCTTGTATCAGGACATCTGTTTATTTGACTTGCAAGAACAAACACAAGAGCAAATTCTTTCGCTATTCTTACCATTTCTCTTGTGTATTCTTGCAATACAAGCCTTTCTTCATATTTATATAAGTCAACTCCAATCATCTGGACAAAGTCCACAAAAACTATATCGGGTCTGTGTTGTTTAACCAAAGTTCGCACTTCAAGAAGATTTTTTCCAAGATTGTCGTATAGTTCCCATTCCGTTTCCTTTATTATATCAAGATATTTTTCTATCTTCTCAAAATCCTCTACGGTCAACTCCTGTAGAAGTAATTGTTCATCAGTGTAACCACAATATATTTTTATTGTCCTCTCAAGTATACTCTCTTTTGACATTTCAAGAGAAAGGTATAATACCTTCTTATTATCAAGACTGTATCTCAAAGCAAGATTGAGCATAAAAGAGGTCTTAAACTGTCCTGGCCGACCTGCTACAATATACAGCCTTTTCCTGTGGAAGCCATAAAGGTAAGTATCAAGAGGTGGGAAAGTGGGGAATTCAAGGTTCTTACTTCTGCTTTTTATGTCCTGAATAAGGTCAGGAATTACCATATTTATGGTCTTACTCATTTTTTTCCCTCACTGCAGGATTGAATTCTGTTTTTACCTTAAAATCCTGCGGATTTTGTCTCCACTCAGGATATTTGCTTGCAATTTTACTCAAATCAGGAAAAGCAAATCCTTTTTCTCTGCACAATTCGGAATACCAATTCCATATCTCTTTTATTCCCTTTTTCACTATCTCTGCGTCTTCTCCTTTCTCCTCTTCTATTTTTTCAATCTGTGCAAGTTTCTTCAGGATCTTGGCGTATCTGGGATAGTTCTGGTCTGCGATTTTGTGGTCAACATCAGGATATCTCAATTCACGCCAGAAAGCCCAGATATCCTGCATCCTTTCAAGAGTAGTTTTCGGTCTTTTCCCTTCCCATCCGTGCCCTGAAAGAAAGTCGACACAGATGAAATATAATGCTTCCCCCCTATTCTTTATCCATTCCTTTTTTATTACTATCTCTATTGCCTGCTCAATTACAGGCACTTTTTCACTCTCAACATAGAATTCAAGCTTCTGGAGGTGTGTAGCCATCGCCTCCAATTCTGCCTTGCTATGTTCCTTTATGTGTTCTGCTTTCAGTCCACCCGGGTGGACCGAAGATAGCCTTGTGCCAAGAGCCAGCTTCTCCACCCCTATTTCTTTTGCTTTTTCAATATCAAGTTTATGCGCCAGGACATATTCCCAAGCCTTTATCAATTTATAACCCTGGCTGTGTCCTATGCCAAGCATTTTGCTATCCAAAAACTCCTTCATATTTTTATACCCACATACTGAATACAAACAATCTTTTTTTCCTTCATATAATAATCTTGCTGTCTCGAGAAAATAAGTTGCTCCTTTTTGATAGTTCTCCTTTACCTTTCTCAACCATTCCATCACATATTCTTTTGTTTTTTCTTGCATTTTTTCACTCCTCTTTTAGAAAACAAAAAAAGCATACTCCTGCAAAATAAAAAGCAGAAACTATGCTATAGACTAAAACCAAAAAGCTAAACAAAACCGCATTAAGGAACTTCAACATCGTTTTCATAATTCCCTCTCTATATATAGTTGCCAAATTTCCCTTTTTGTGTGCGGTCCTTCCCCACTTTCTTTTCTTACAGGAATTATAAAAAAAGAAAAGGGAAAAGAGAAGTAAGAAGAATAGAGTAAGAAAAGAATAAATAAAGTTATACTCAAAATTCGAAAATTAGTCAAGCACTTTTACCAGGTTTCCCTGTCCTGGTTCTGCAGTGTAGTGGTCAAATTCCAGCACGGCGTTTGTATCCGTGCGTGCTTCGGATTTTCACCGAAGGGCAGAATGCCAGGCTAATTTTCTTACTTCTATAGTATTAACGCTTGCCCTATAGAAGATTTTGTTTCAGTCTACTCTTTTTCAGGCAGAGAGGCCGAGAAGAGAAACCTCTAAAAAATTATTTATAAGTCCATCGGGGCAGGCGGGTTTACCTGCCCCATCAGAGCAAGGGGAAAGGAGGGAGCTAAAATCTATAAGTAAAATTAATTAACCAAAACTTTTTCTTTTCTATTTTTGCTATAAAAATATCTATCTCCCAATTTCCTATTTCCCACTTGCGATATAAAAACATAAATGCGGGTAAATTGTGTAAAATAGACCTTAAAAATTTTCCCTGCCAATCAAAATTGATATAGGCAGGGAATTCTATACGTTTGGGTTCGTTTTCTTAAGCATTGTAATTATATATGNAGTCCCACCTGTTGCCATTACCCCAGAAAAAAGACCTGTAAGCAAAGAATTAGATAACCGTTCCAAATATGCAAGCCCTATTGAGATACAAACTGGGATAATCATCTTAGCAATATTATTCTCTATTTTGATTAGAGAATAGATTATTGCAGAGATGGAAGCGGTAGTTAGAGCGAGAACCCAATTAATATATGGTGCGAAAGTTCCGGCCAAAGCAGTCAAAGTTTGAGTATCCATTGTTTCACCTCCTCACACAAAGAGATTTTCCGTCTGGTGCGTAAACCCATCTCTTACACGGATAGGTAGCAATATCGATATGAAGAAACTTTTTAAAAACATTCAATCCTATTCTTACCCCCCAACCAAACTTTTTTATTGCATTTTCAACCTTTGTAAAAAGAGCAAGAATATCTAAATCAGGACAATAAAAATCAATTGCAAGACCAAGCAAATGAGGACTATCAGGTGTTCCCCCCACTTCTTTATTCCTTTTTTCACAACGCCAACCAGAAGTGATAATAAAGGATTTACCTATTTCACCCCTTAAAATAGTAAGAATATCAACTATTTCTTGCTTCATTTGTTCTTGTTTGCAGCAAGGACATAAGAACTCCTCACGCTTAAAATATTGCGTATTATTCATATACCCTCCTTTGGTCCACCCGGGTGGACTGGAAAACAATCAAATACTCCTTCTATATATATATTGCCAAATTAAGAGTTTTGTGTGCGCTCAAGCTCTTCAAGCTGTCTTAAAAAACTTTCATTTACTTCTATTGCAAACCCGCAATTGGAACAGGTGATCCTGTAATGCTGAGTTTTATTCTTGCCCCAGGGCTCAATATCAAGAAAATTTTTCTTGCATTTTTTACAAAGAATTTCAGTTTTTGCTTTTGCCATTTCCTCAATCCTTATAATATTGTATCTCCTGATGCAGTCTTTGTTACTGATGATATTTCTAATGTCGCAATTCGTGCTTCGTGATCTGCAATTTTACTTTGAGAAAGTTTTAATGAAGTTGCCTGTGTGGTTAATTCTTGTTTTATACTTTCTATGTCTTGCTTAATTTTAGAAATATATTCAGTATCCAAAGCAAACTCATTTTCATTCGTTCCCAACTTTTTTAATAGCAGCGAAAAACTTTCCGATATTTTTGCCATCCTGCTTTTTATATCCTCAAGTTCCTGCTTATCTATAATCAAAAATTCTGCCATATTCCCTCCTTCTAAATTTCTTCAAGTTCTATTGTAGTTGTGCCTCTGTTATTGCCTATTCCTAATTGATGAGTAATTCCTATAACATAGAAATTTCTGTTTATACCCGTGTTTAATTCTATTAATTTTACCAGATCATATAATTGAATGTGCGGACTGAAAGCCACTCGCACCCCAGAGACATAAGGTCTTAATTTGCCATACTTTGAAATTAGTCCTGTTGCTATATTATTTGCTATCGTAAGAGAATAAATATATGGATTGTCAATTTCCAAAATGCTATCTCCTGTCCCTACAAATTCTTCTACAAATTTATTGTAATCAGGAGCAAGTGCCTGTGCTTCAATTGCCCCTATATTTTGATAATAATAAGCATAAATTTTGAAAGAAGAAACTGTATGTGAACCCGTTGATACTATTCTTATTGTCGGTTTTGTATTATGAACTGTAAAATAAACTGTTAGATTTGCTATTAAAGTATCTGCTGCAAATTTCTGATTTGTGCCAGAGATATACCTGCAATTTCCTGTTGCTGTAATAATATGACAATACATATAATCACTTTCGCTTGTGCCTAACTTTCCAGGATATTCCAGATCCGCATAATAAGTTATATCATCTCCACTTGCCCAGGAAGGAGTGCCTAAATCACAAATTACATCACGAGAGGTAGATAAATAATATGGATTTGCTTTCACTACTACTTTTGAATATATTTGACTTTCGCCCCCTGCACAATCACTTAATCCTTCCTCTGAAATATCTTTTAATAATCCTGATCCTTCACTTGCTCCTTCATAACCAAAAGTAGAAGCAGGAGTAGTTGGAAGTGCAGAAGCCCCGCCCACATTCCAGTTTATTACTACTTCCAATACTCTTGGAGTTGTTTCATAGGGTGGAGGAGTTGTTAATGTTACACGCCACCTTACATATCTTGCAGTTGAACCGCCAGGAGAGGTTGGAGAATTTATCGTGCCATAAATTCGTGAGGAAGTAGAGGTAATATTTACTAAAGCGTCCCAAGTATTTATTCCACCTTGCCCATACCAGTTTGTGCCATCGCTACTTGATTGAGTTTCAAAAGTTATTGTTTCATTACCAGAAAAACTTACTATTGCGTCTAACAAGCCCCAGGAGGAAAAATCTTTTCCCATATCGTGAGGTTGCGAAGTATAAATACCAGAAGAATAATAAGTGCGTTTACCATTAAGGAAATAATCAAAATAATATCTATAACAATATCTACCTGTAGCTTCTCCTGCTACAGTATATATCTGTCCACCTTTTACTTTTGCTCGAAATGTAAAAGTTGTAGTTCCGCTACAATAAAATGGGTCAGTTTGGATCCAGGCATATTCTCCTACACTGCTACTACTACTTCCTTTTAGGTATACAATGGTTCCAGTTCCCCCACCATCAAAATATAAAATATAAGTGCCATCAGCAAGAGTCATTGTAGGATAAGTATAGTATGATCTAAAAGAAAGAAATCGTATCTTTATTTTTCTATTTCTATATGGAGATAAGTTTAGAGAACACATACTCCACGAAGCAGATGTATCATTATCCCCCACTGCTAAAGTATTTCCTGTATCTGCATCAATAATATAATAGCGAAAATTACAATCTGCAAAACTATCAAAATCACCTACATATCTAATACTTCTTGCACAATAAGATCCCTCATATGGAGTATCCGTAGAAACAGCGAAGCCATTATTACTTCCAGATTGAGACCAGTAATTAAGATTACCTGTTTCAAAATTATTGTTAGGTATATTTCCACCCTGAATATCTAATATTATATTCCCAGTTTCATCAGTTATATTTGTCTGTGAATTACTTCCATTTACAAAATCAGCATAAGTTGTCTGCACCCAGTTTCTTTTATTCGTTAGAAACTTATATTCTAATTGTCCTTGCTCATTACATAATATTGTAGCATTTCCGCTCGCTTCTACAAGATTTCGCACTAAATCAAGTCCATTTTCATCGCTTGTAATAAAATAATCAAGAGTGATATTAGAAGTAGTAAGATTTAATTTTGATGAAGAAATATTACATTTATTGCAAACATACTCAATACAATTCTCTATTGATTTTGTAGAAACTTCATTATCCTGAATTGATAATTTTCTATTCAATAATTTAAATTCGTCTCTGCAATCAAATACAACCCGCGGGGGGGATGCAGAAGGATTGACTTTTATGCTATCTACAATTCCCTCAATTATCTGCACATTTTCATTATCAAAACCCGCCCAGAACCGCACCCTTATATTTGGTCTTAATTCGTTATTAAAGTATCCTTCTGCAATTTCTTCTGCAGTTGGAGAATAATGCGGAGAATATTTTTTCTTATCATTAAGCAAAACAAGTTGGAAATTTGCTCCTTGAAATTCTCGTTTTGTCGGCTCCATTCGTCTTGATGGGGAACCACTTAAATAATCACTTGATACATCTACAACCCTATAACATTTCATTTCTGCCACTCTGCAATAACTACCATCAGAAGTATTATTAATCACAAGGCGAATTCTCGAAGTAGAAACTTCATCAAATTGAATATAGTTTAAAGTAGCATTAGTTATCATTGTTTTCTGTGTCCAATCTTCTGTATAACCATATATCTGAAACATCATATCATAATCGCTATAATTATCCGTCCAGGTTCCCCCATCTACATCTCCAGAAATAGATTGTCTTGCCATACTACCATCAGTATATAGATTTCCCGATGCATACTGGACTTGAATTAAACTTTGAATTGCATAATCCGCCCTGATTTTTATATAGTATTGTTTATTCGCCAGAAGTAAACAACCGCTTGCAAAAGTAAATTCTATCCACGAAAAATCTGTTCCTAATGTTCCCCCTTCTACATTATTTGAAGAAATTAATTTTGTGCCATTAGGATACCACGTCACCCCGTCCCAGACCTCTACCCATATATTCCCACTAATTGCATCGGTTCGCCTTAAACTTAATTTTATTGAAGATAGATTACAGAAATTACTTATTTTAAAACCCTGTGATAATTTTTCATTCGTGCCACTTCCTATTTTCAAATACATTGCCAGACCACCAGTAGTAAATTCTTCTATTAAAGATGGTGTTGTTGCAAATGGGAATATTACTGGTGTTGGGTTATTATTCTTATTTAGTCCCCAGCATTTTGTCGGAGTAATATCCTGATATGCCGAACCGTCCCAGTATTGCAATTTGAACTCTGAAATGTAATTATTCCCTGTATAACTATCAAAGCATACTTCATTTATTCGCCAAGTAGTTGCAAAGGTATGCAGAAGACCCCCCTGATTAATTGGCCAGACTAATGTGTAATCGTGTAAAGTTGGAGTATTAGTTCCGTTGCCTGTAAAAGTTGTCCTGATCTGAAAATATCTATATCCTGCTGGGAGTGTTCCATTATTTGATATAGAAGCATAACTTGACCAGGATGCATCAGGAGTAGCGGTATTGCCGTGCCGTTCTTCTTGTGTAATATAATGATTTCCATCAGGCTCTGTTTTTGTAATTGTAAAAGTTCCTGTGTATATAGGAGTAGCCCCTAAATCTATAATTTGAGAAGTATGAGTGCCAGAGGTTTTATACCTTGTTGGACTTCCATTTGCATAAAGAGTATCAAGGTCAGTTTTGTTTAAAGCCGTATTGTAAAACAAAACTTCATCTACATAGCCTATAAACCCGGNGNNCCAGTTTGGATTATTACCAATGTAAGTATAAGATATATTATTATAGGCGACATTATTTGTTGCATTTCCTGCGTTTTCATAACTTCCGTCTATATAAAAATAGACAGGATTTCCTGTTCCATTAAAAGTTACAGCTATAAAATGCCAGGTATTTATGCTTACTACTGATGTAGAAAAATAATCAGACAACGTAGTCCCACCTCCTCCTACCCTTAAACACAACTTCCCTGTGNTATTANAATCAAATNTGAAACCGTATCCGTTATAGTTTCCAGCGTAGTTTCCAAATATATGCCCGTTTGTCCAAATATTTGACAAAGGCTTCAACCATAAAGCGATAGTAAAAGAAGATTGAGGTTTCAATAGAGAATTATTAGGTAGTGTTATTCGGTGAGTATTTCCAGAATGATACCGACACCAATTGATTTTACCTGCTGAATTTACAGTTGAAGCATCATTTGCAGTTCCATCAAGATTATTAGAAGTTTGGTCATTGCAATTTGTTCCACTTGTTTCGTCTAATTGCCAAAATCCTACAAGATTTGTTCTCTGCGGAATGGGATATCTTAAAACTACATCTCCACTGGTTGGTTGTTCAATCTGTGCGGGATCCCCTTCTGTATCATCGTAAGTCCCTGCGTCCCAGTCTGCTTTTGAAGTTTGAGTTTTTGATATTCCTGTATTTTGCCAGTATCCATCAATATGACTATTTTTCCCGTCATTAGTTTTTGAAGCAGGATAACTTGCATTTTCAGTATCTGCACTTGCCACAGTTCCAAATCTATTTGCAAGAGATTTATTCTGCAATACCAATTCAATTTTTTTTGTTCCAAAATCTTCTGCTGCCCATTTTGCTAAAAAATTATCACTTACATTCTGCATTTTATAACGCCTCTTGCCTTTCTAACTCTTCTTTTACCTTCCTTGTAAAATCTCTGATCCAGATGTCATCTAATGCTGAAAGTTGCAAAGTATTTATATTGACTGTCAGATTTACTATTTTTGTGCCTGCTCCACCCCCTGCTGTATATCCACCAGTTGTTCCACCACCTCCGCCGCCCCCTCCACCACTTATAGGTGAATATGGAGGCATGCCAGGTTCAGGAGTTGTATATGTAGGAGTAGGTTTGGGAGCTGCTGGTTTTATTTTTATTAGTGGTCTTAATGCTTCCAGTGCTGCCATTCCTGCCAGAATTCCTGGAACTAAACCCCAAGTTAGAGGATCCGACCAATATGTTATAAGTTTTGCTGATAACATTGTTTGGAGAGCATTTATTGTCACATCTACTATCGCATTCCAGGCATTTTCCCATGCATTTTCACTTCCTGCAATTGATTCTCCTATTGCTTTTCCCATTATTCCAGAAATAGAAGCGGATAGGTCAATAATTTCTCCATATTTTTTCTTTGTGAACTCTACAAGGGAAGCAGTTAATTCTTCTTGAGTAATTTTACCTTGTTTGAACAATGCTATCATAGCATCGTAATGTTGTTTATAGTCGTTGAATTCCTTTTCATATTTTTCTTTTAATCTTGTTGTTNCTGCTTCGTCTAATTTTCTCTTTTCTTCTTTTTCATCTTTTGCTATTTGCATTAATCTAAACCTGTAAGTTTCTTCTGCTAATTCCTTGTCTTTCAATACATTAATGATATAATCTCTTTCTATTTCTGCTTCTTTTCTTCGTCTTTCATATTGTCCATGTAAAAATTCTGTTGTTTCAAGTTCAAGTTTTTGTCGGCGTTCTGCAAGTTCTTTTGCTATCTCTTCTCTTTTCTTTTTAAGTTCCTCTTCTTTTTTTGCTATTTCTTCGCTGGTATCTTTATGGACTTTTAATACCGTTTTAGTAGATTCAATTTTTAAATTGTCAGATTTTACCCATATATCAGCACCTTGTTTAGTAAGTTCATTTATTCTATCCATTTTTTCTTTCCAGGTGCCGGGGGCAAAAAATGCAATTACTTTTGCCATAGAATTAGCAAGAGTTCGAAACATTTTTATAGCTACATCGCCACCTGCAAGAATTGCCTGCCATACAGGAGTTATTCCTCTGCCCACATCTTCCATGAAATCATCAAAAGCATTTTTTAATTGTGCAGTTTGTTTGGTGAGGCTTTCTTCTTTTTGTGCAGCGCCAGTGAAGTGATCTTGTAGTTTTTTTACCATTACTTCGACATCTTTTCCAGTTCCTACAACCGCTCCGAATTCTCTTTTGAGCATCATTGCTCCCCGTTCTGGATGAGTTAGAGCCGTCGCAAGTAAATCAGCAGTTGCAGAAAAATCTTTTCCTGTTGCAGAGGCAATATCGGCGGCAAGTTGTGTTGCGGTAAAGGCTTGCTCTAAACTTCCTAATCGGCGGGTTAGATCTCCTACTACTTTATACGTTTGAGTATCAGAAAAGCGGGTTGTTGCTTGCATAGTATCAGCGAAGTCTTTTATGCTTTTTTCTGCTTCACTCCAAGCAATACCCTGTGCTTCTATTTCTCCTTTTAGGCGTCTTAATGCTTCGTTTTCCTCTTCTGCTGCACTGATACAATCTTTGAAAAAATTGAGGACTACTCCTGTTGTAATAACAGGAAGCAATCCTTTAAACATACCGGCAAGAGAAGGGGTTGCTTTTGTCTTGACAGTATTATCAAGTTTAGTAGTTGCCTGTTCGATATTTTGAATTCCTGATACAACTACTTTATCGCCCTTAACTTCCAAAATCAATTCTACTTTGGTTTGTTCAGCCATTTTATTTCACCTTTACTATATCTATTAAATCTAAAATAAAATTCATTTCTTCTAATGAAGGGGATCTTTTAAACCTTCTTTTTAATTCCTGGAAAATAGAAGAGGCAACAAATTTCTCTGTTGCCTCTTCATCTTTTTCATTAATAATTTTATTTCTTATTTCATCTAACTTTTCAAAGTTTAGGTTGGCGATCTCGTTATATTCTTCATTTGAAAGTTCCATTCCCCCCCCTCCCTATTTTTAAAAGAAAGAATTAGGAAATTGAGGTTTCCGTGCTAATTATATAACAAGTAAATTCCTTATTTCCGCTTGTATCTCTGTATGCCCTAAAAGGTATTGGAAGTGTAGGATTTTCTATTCCACCCGATGCAAAATCTGGTGGTCCATTGAAGTAGATATTCGGAAAATTGAAATAAAGAGTATAAGCATATTCTCCTTCAATTGTTGCTCCTGTAAATGTAATTGTAAGTGATGCTGGTGTGCCGTTAATAAACTTCTCATAAACATCTGCATAATCACTATTTTCCACATATGGCTTTGTAATTGTGCCAGTAACATCTATCCTGCCACTTCTGGGCATCTTTTTACGAGTTTGTCCATCATAAATTTCAGCCATAAACTTATTATCCATTGTGAAGTTCCAATCACTAATAGGAATAGTAGTTCCTGCTAATGAAAATGTTGCTTGATGATGCAAAAATGGATTAACAGTCGGGAATGTTGCTGTTGGAGTTGACCCCGGGCTTTCATTTATTCCTATGAAATTGAAAGTTGCTTTTGCTACTCCGCCCTTTGCTGAACTTATGGTCCAGGAAGAAATTACTAATCCATACTTATCAATTACTGTGCCCACATCCCTTTCTATCCTTAAAGTCAATCCTTTTGTATCTCCATATACGGTATCGTCTACAATTGCGAAGTCGTGTTTGTATGCAGAAGTTCCGCCCTGCTGTGTAGAAGATACAGAACCTATTCCGTGCAATAATAATACAGGAAACAACCCTTCTGGATATACTGAACCTGAGACAGAACCAGAAATATCTATTTCTGCTTGCAATCGTCTTACATAACCGGGAACTCCCCTAATACCTGTATCAAGAAATTCAGGTTTATTCTTAGTGAGCCCTTCTGTGTCAAATTCCCAGTATTTCCAACCACTTGTCGCTTTGGTTCCAAGCGTTGCTTCTGTTGCGCCACCCAAAATTCTTTTATATCCTCTTGCTATACTCATTAACTATCCACCTCCTTTGATTTTTTCCCTGTTTTAACTTTTCCTGCAATTGATATCCATTTACCAACTTCATTTTTGTAATGTGTAGGTTCTTTATTTGTTTCTTCAAATCCGCTTTCTATTAATCTTTTACCCTGCTCATCATTTACTTCTATAATCATACCTGCTTGGATTAATCCTAATTCACAAGAGATCTCTTTTGATTTTGTCCAGGTTATATTCATTTCCCCTCCTTATTCAATATTCTCTAATATCTCTACATACAATCCGATTGTTGCTACTTTCAAGAAATAAATCCGTCCTTGGAATTCATAACTTCCAGTTGCAAAAGTGATCCGCATCGGCTTTGATATTAGCATTTGCCCTGTGCCAATTGCCATTTCCATTGTTGTTTTCTTTGAAAGTATTTTCCATACCTGATATGCTAATTCATATATTCCTATTTTGCCTGATGAAGTCCCAATTGCTGCTTCTTCTATATCGTATATCTTTTGCATTATTACTACATTTATAGCAACTGTATGCTTCCATTTTGAAGTTGCAAAAAAATCTATCGGGTCTTCTGCTATATGTAATTCTATGCAAGGTTGAATTTCTGATGGTGCTTCCTTATCATAAATATATATATCTCTTGATGGATTTTCAAAGTTTGTTGTTATCCAACTATCTGCTACTAATATTTCCTTAATTTTTGTAAGAGTATCCACATAAATGTTGCTCATTTTTTATCTCGCTGTGCTTTTAAATAATCAGAATATAATTTATTAAACATTGCAATATCAGAACCCATAAAAAACAAGAATTCTCGTTTTTTTATTTTAACTGTCCTTCTTTTTTTCCATCTCTCTGGTGCTGGGAAGATCCCCCCAAACTGATGCTTGTATGCATATGAAAGTGCAGGTCCAGTTGGTCCAAAAACAACTCTATCTGAAAGAGAACTTGATTTTTTTGATGTTTGAACTGAAGCCCAAATAATTCTTTTATTTTCTGTTTCAATACCTGCTAATATAGACCCCCTTAATACTCCTGTATCCTGTAATATTCTGGGTTCATAAGTTCCTAAACCTCTTGCTCTTGCATAACCCAATTTCTTTGCCTTCCATTCTCTTATCGCAAGAGTCATCGGAGAAAGTTTTTCCCATTTTTCGTGTCCTGCTCTTGCACCTTGCTGTTCAAAAGTCCTCATTACCTGTCCTAAATAAAATACTGCTATTTGTTTAAGAACTGGCTCTTGTTTTATTAATCCATCTTTTATATTTTTTAAAGTTTCTTCATATTGCGATAAATTTTTAAGATTAAATTCTATGACCATTTTTTAAGTCCTAATGCTGCCAGCACTCCTGTCATCATACCAGAAAAAGCTCCCCACATTCCTGCTTTGACTTTTAATGCAGAAATATCTTCTTTAATTTCTGTAAGAGTATCAAATATCTTTGTTATATCTTCTCTATATTCATTTAACTTTGTCATTACTAATTTTTGATATTCTTCCCATCCATTATCATTAGAAGTCATTGCTTTTTCCTTTCAATATAGTAAGAAAGGGGAGTATATTTCACCTCCCCTTCCTTTTAGTCTTTTTCTATCCTTACCCTTATTGCAGAACCTGCTGTTATAGTCACAGTGCCAGAAAAAGTTATTTTCTGTGGTATCAGTAGAGTTTCCCCACCTTTTACCCAAACCTTAAATTTCACAGTTTCACTTGGTCCTTCTGTCATCTGCACACTTGCACTATCAGCAGAGTTTTCGCAAGTAATTATAAAATTCTTCAATATAGGTCTTGATCCGAATGCAGTTAATGCTACTTTTGACCCCGTTCCTATATGATAAGTATCAGCAGAAACTCCATCCATCGCTGAAACTCTCATCACTCTTTTAGAACTTGACCATATAGGATTTGTTTCATTTTCAGTTGCATTATTTAAAATCTGGTCAGTAGTCAGCCACGCAAAGGCGCTTAAGCAAATAAAAACCGATCCCAAAATTACCCCTGCTATCATTATTTTTTTCATTCTAATTCACCCCCTTATCAATTGTTCTTTTCACCTACTACATCTTCATCTGCATAAGTTTCTGTGTCAATTTCCCAAGTGTAAGATTTGTCCATTGTAAATATCCTTTTTACACTCTCAGTAGTAATCTCTGGCTTTGATACGCTTTCGCCTGGTGTAATTATTGCACCCGTGCTATCGTAAAGATGCATCTTGTATTCTGTAATTTGAGTAAGCACATCGTCTACCCATTTTTTCAAATTGTCAAAAGTCCAACCTCCCTCACTACCCACCGCTACCGATGAGTCCGCATAAATATCTCTTAATATCGCCCATTGAGCGTATGCGATATTCAAGCGTTTTATGAGAGATGAAGCCGACAGATTATCTGTCGTATAACCCATCGGCTTCAATTTGCTATCAATGTAATCACTGCCTTCATTGATACGGATATTTCCTTCTGTTTCAGTCCAGCCTTTATTTGCAATTGCTTTTGCTACGGGTGCTACATTAACATCAGTGAAAGTGCAATAAGCCATTTTTTACCTCTTATGCTGATACAGGATTCTGGAATAAATATGCTGCAGTATTTGCTACTATTGCAGTGTCATATTTATCATTAACCCTGATCCAATCGCATCTTAATGCATTTTCTCTCCATCGCTCCACAAGTGGATAACCCTGCTTTCTGAAAAGATAAGCAAAAGAAAGTTGCCTTAATCCTGGTCTTGGATTAACAAAAGCAAGAATTGCGTTCCTGCCCCAGATATCAGTAAGGCTTTCTGTTTGCTCTTCATTAGCAGCATTGTAAATTCCACCTGCTACAATATAATTTTCTACTTCCAGGGCTTCTTTAATCATATCAATTGTGATCACTCCGCCCCGTGTGTATTTGAAGATATTGAGCAACTGAGGATGCCTCTTGATTACTTTATGCACTTTTGCTGACACTAAAAGTGTATTTGGCATCAGTGCAATTTTGCTTCTAATCAATTCTTTTGCAGTGTCAATATCATCAATCAAATCACTGGATGGATCGTCCCAAGTTGGTGAAGGAGTGCCATAATGCCCACTTGCGTAATTATCTGGATTTGTTGCTATTGCTGCCAGTTGATATTCAAGATTGAGTTTTAATCTGTCTGTCACTTCCTCTACGGTATCGGCTTCATAATTTAATGGTTCATCTGCGTTATCTCTTACTTCATCAATAATCTGTCCTTCAAGAGAATGCTCCTTCAAACTATAAGCCGAAGAAGCAGTGATCTTATATTCTACTTGCTTTGCTCGTGTTCCTGGAGCTCTCAAGGTATCAGCAAGTAGAAAATCCTGCTTACCGTAAATGAAATATTTGTCGCTATCTTTTTTGACTGGTATGACTGTAAAAAGGCTTTCGCCTACAAATGCAGCGTTTTTATACTTAATGCTCAAATTTGTCAATGCTGCATCCATATGTACATCTGAAGTCGTCGGGTTCATTCAAATCACCTCCATTTCAATTTTTTATTTTATGATGCACGCTGTGCACCGGGAGTTAATAAAATTTCCATCGTATCTCCTGCTGCACTTGCTGCGGTCAAAGCAATTCCTGCTACAAGATCCCCATCAGCAGTTTTTGCCACTGCTGTTCCTGAAGCAGTAGTTCCTACTTTTGCTCCTTTTGAAATTTCAGCACTTGCTTTAACTTTTGAAACTCCATAGATCCTAACTTGTGCTGCCTTCCCAGCTTTAGGCTTATTTTGCAAAACTCCTATTACCTGATCTGTGGCTGCATTGCAGACATCTACCTGATTTGCACCTGTGCCGAGTTTTACAAAATAATACTGATACGAACTCAAATCATTTTCCGCTTCAAAACTAATGTCTAAAACATAATGTGCTCCTGGACTTGCCATTGAAAATCACCTCCTATTATTTATTCCTTATTTTTACATTACTTACTTTTTCTCTAACATCTTGCTTGCGATAATAAGAGCATCTCTATCAGAGATTTTCTGCTCTTTTGCAATCTTCTCTGCAAGCAGTGCGAGATCCGCTCTATCAATCCTCATTCCTGGTCTCTCTTCTTTATACCTTTCCGTAAATTTATTTATTTCTTCTTCACTCAAACTTATCTTTTCCATTTCTTCTTTCGCCTCCTTTGAATTAATTAATTCCTGCATAATTACTCCTTTGCTTTTCACCAGTTCCTGCAAGAATTTCAGGAATAATTCTGAAATATTATAGTTCTGTTCGCCAAACTTTACCACTTCCTCTTGCTTCTCAAAATATTCAATAAAGAAGTCTAAATATGGATCAAAAGCAGGTAAGAGAATACCTTTATTTCCTTCTCTTAATTCTGCAAAAATCTTTTCTCTTTTTTCTTTTTCAAGTTTTGCGACTTTTTCCATCAATTCCTTTTTTTCTTTATCTTCTTGCTCTTTTGTTCTCCATTCTTCTGTGCCAGGCCATTCTCCTGTTGCTTTATATTTTAACCAGGCACAAAATCTTTCAGGGGTTGTGACCCCACTAACATTTTCCAAGCACGCAGTATAAGTTCCACCCAAAGAATCGAAAGCACTTTTATAACTTTCCCTTGTCCATCCTGCGGGATCTCCACCGGGCAGGGCAAATTTCTTTTCACTTAATTTTGTTTTTGCTTTTTTAGCCTGTGCAATCATATCACCTTCATCTATTTCATCACCAATCTTTTCTTTTATATCTGCGTCTACTTTTATCATCTTTTTTCCTTCCCGCTCTTTTTCAACTTCTACTTTCACGCATTTATTTAGTTCCTCGTTCCATTCCCAACCTTTCGGACAAACCTTTTGTTCCTGTGCCTGAACCTTCTCATCTGCTGGAACACATCGTTCTTTTTCTGCATCCCATTCATAACCTTCTGGACATTCTATTGCTTCGTCTTCTTGTAATTTTTGTAACCTTAAATCAGCTATAAACTCTGCTAATTCATCAGTCGTCAAACTTTCCTTTTTCTTCTCTTGCATATAAGTCTTTGCTTTATCTACACAACACGGCAAAATTCTTTCTATGTCCTTTAATGTCCAATTTTTCATTGCTTCGTTCACCTCCCTTAATTCAGATTCTGAAAATGATAAAACAAAAGTAGGCATCTCGGAATACAGATTCATTATATCGCCCATTCCTTTTATGGCGGGCATATCTGCTCCTAACAATGCTACTGCTTTTAATACTTTTCCTATTTTTTCTTTTGTAACAGGATGCTCAAAATTCTCGTATAATTCTGCACTAACATTAGTATAAGCCCGTGCTCCGATTAAATCATAAATCTTGCGAGGCACATCTATAAAATCTCCAAAAAGATCATTTCCAATTCTGTAAAGATTTACTACGTGTCCTATGGCGGGTAATCCATCTACTTTGAAAGGTTGTGCTTCATTGTGTCCTAACTTTATGCGGGGCTCTAAAAGTCTTGCTTTTAATAGTGAATTGGTATTTTTAACAATTTCTTCAAGGTCAGAAATTTGCAAGTTAACTTTTTTCCCATTTGCATCAGTCCATATTCCTGTTTTCATTATCGGCACTCTCTCTATAGTAAAAGTATCAAGAGTTTTCTTTTTCTTCTTTTGAGTTTCTACTTGCCCTGGAATATGAACATCAGAAACATCAGGAGAAGCATTAGACCAGATCCCCCCTGCGATATATCTTTTGCAGTGGTCGTAAGTCCAGCCCTTTTTTCGCATACAATCCTGAATTAACTTTTCTAATTCTGCACCTTCTGGCAATTTACTCACCTCCTAAAAAGAAAATGCGTATATTCACAATACGGGAGTTTTCACTCCATTCTCATTAAGAATATACGCATTGAAATCTAACTAACTTTTTATCACTTAATATTATAGCATATTTATAGTGAACCTGTCAAGTTTTTTAATTTTATTCTCTTTTATTTCCAGGTTTATCAAAACCTTCGTCAGGCTTTACCCAACTTGGAGGTGGTGGCGATTCTTCCCATTGTTCACCTCTTACAATTGGAATTACCAAACAGCGGCAGTTCCCCGCCCAAGTTGTTTTATTATTTCTTCTTATCCAGAGTGTATGGTATTTCGGAATTTCTACACAATAGATATAACCTTCGTATCGTTCTTTTTTCAAATACTTTTTATGAAATGTAAAATATTCACTTTCTAATTCTCTAACAAAATATATATTTGTATTTAATTTATAAATCCCGTTTCTAAATTCAACTTCTTTGCCTTTGTTATTTTCAAAACTAAAAGATGGATAATGCCCAACTTTTAAAATTAATTCACCTAAATCCTCAGCCATCTTCTTGCTTGATGTCGTATATGACTTAATATCATAACTTTCATATCCATTTTCAAACTTATGACCTGGTATAATATGTCCATCTCCTAAAAGATATGCATCAAGAAATTCTCTTATATTCTCTTTTGTCATTTCCTTTATTTCTATGGGAATATATTTTTCAAATGATTTTCCAAACTGACTTAAATATTCACTTAATATCGGTAAAGGTTTTATATAAATCGCTTCCTTCCCGATCCATAATAATTCTTTTATCTCTGATAACTTTTCAATTATCTCATATTTTTTATCCTGTTGATTTTGTGATATTTTTATAACCCATTTATTTGATTTTGTAATACTTCCTTCTGAAAGCCAATAACCCATAAATCTTGCAAAAGTTTTTGCACTCATAAAACCAAGGTATTCTTCTTTATCCCGTCCTATCCATTTAGATGTTCTATAAAATAAATCACTATCAGCAATCTGATTAGCAAAAATAAATTTAAGATTATCTCTTTTCTGATGTCTATCCCAAGATTTTTTAACAAGCAAACTATGATTGGGTGTGCATTTTAAATCAAAATTCCAAGAATGAAAATGATACATTTCACCTTCATATTTATCTTTATACCATCTTATTGCCTTTTGCCATTCGAGATCTTTTGTCTGTGGGGAAAGAGACAAGAAACTTTCATTCCCTCTTAATTCTTTGAAAAATTTCCAACCTTCATTTGTATAAACCTCTGTTAATTCATCAAAACAGTTGTATCCATTAGGAGGATACAAGGAATCCCATATCGGATTATTAACAGAATAAATCCTTCCATCCATTTCTGCGTGTGTTTTTCTTACCCTATCATCAAGAATTGCCGAATACTGATATGCTTCTACAAAACCTTCTAAATCTTCATCTTCAAAAATCTGTCTGCGAGCCTGATTATAAACATCACTAAGTTTTGTCCTTATTACTGTTTCCAGACGATGCCCTGTCATTGCTTCTTCTTCTATCGGTTCACCCTGTATGTAATATGCTTCCATTCGTGATTGAATTTCTGCAATAGTATCTCTTATATTTGCCCCCGTTTTAATCGCATTAAAAAGCACTTCCTTGATCTCTTTTTCAATATAGTCCCGCTCTACTCCTGCCATCCAGAATGCTTCTTTGTCAAAAATATTCAATAATTCTGTCGGAGTAATTCTCTGTAAGGATACAAACTTTAATTCTTTTCTTTTTGCGGCCAATTCCTTTCGTGCATCTGATTTGCCTCGTCTAAAAATCTCCTCCATCATATTTTGAAACTCTCTTTTTACATCACCTACATATTTTAATTTTAGTTTAGGAATAGCATTGATATTTTTTTCTTCAATTATTTTTTTGCTTCCTATTTGCTCAATTAAATCATCTACACTATCTTTAATAATACTACCTATCTTAACTCTATACCTTTCTGTTATATCATCTTGAGTATCTTTAATTTCTTTGAAGTCAGTTTGCTCTTCATACTTTGTTAGAGTTCGCCGTCTTACTCCTGTAAATATATCTTCTTTAAAACTTGTTAGCTCGGGGATCTCTATTTGCGGATTTTCCACTATTGGTGCGGGTGCTTCCCCTGTTTTCCTTTTTGGCAGTTTTAATTTATCTCTTATCCATTCTTCGTCTTCTGGAATAGGTTTTATCGCACCTTGACTTACGCCCTGATAATACTTATCAATAATCTGAGTAATGTCTTCTTGAATCAGTGGTTTGAATTTAAACTCTGGATATTCCTGAACATCAAGATAATTATAATCTACAAGTCGCTTGATTAACTGCTGATTTATTGCTTTCTTTTCCAAATCATCTGCTAACTGCTCTTCATAAAAAAGAAGTATGTCAAAATGAACCTTACCTAATGCATAAGAACCTGTTCCACCTGTTTCAGCAGTTAGGGTTTGCCCCAAAATTGTTTTTCTGATTTCTTTATCAATATAGTCTATGATATCCAAAAACATTGTTGATCCCCGTGTAGAAACTTCCTGAATTGCGACTTCCACATCGTTTGGAATAACCATTCCTGCTTCAAGTCTTAATTGTCTTAAAATTGTTAATAAATCGCTCTTTAGCCTTGCATCTATTCCTTTTGGGTGTTTTATTATTGGCCAAGGATGTCCGAACTTTTCAATATATACTCCGAATGCCCTCAATACTACTTGCTTCATAAACCACAGGTCATACAAACTTCTTATTCTTGACACTCCAAAAACATTTTCATATCTTTTATTGAAACTATAAATAATAAACTTTTCTGTAGGATATCTTTCTCCATAATGAATTGAACTGATATTTACTATTCCATTTTCCAAAAGATTATCAAAATCATCAACTGCTATATTAAAGTATTTGGGATTTTTGCTCTTTATTGCTGTCAGTCCTATTTTTCCTGCATACTTGCCTTTTTTAATCGGATTCCAGATAAGTTCATTTAAGGAGATCCCCATTTCTACTGCACCCATAATTTCTCGCAGGTCATCTTCAAAACTACCTTCAACATTTTTTAAGTTCCATTCCACAAAGTCCGCTATCTCTTTATTTCTTTCTTTATTTATTTCCTTGCCTGTTTCATCAGTTTCGGTTGCTGGTATAATTTCCCAGCCACTTGATAACCTAATTGTTTTTAATGTATTGATTGAACTTTCTATTTCGCTGTCTTGCATCATTTGATTGAAGATATCAATTTTTTTGCGTGATAAAAGTTCATCTCCATAATAGGGAGTAAGTTTCATTCGTTTATAGATTGATCCTTCATCAATTGCAACTTCAATTCCCAGATATGGCTTTGTCGGTGTTTGTGGAGTTTGGCGTTGAATTACTTTGCCCCACGCATTATCCACAAATTTGCCGACCCGTGTAAATAATCCTTCTTTATCTGGCATAAAAACCTCCCACTTTCATTGAAAGCATTTTAAAATTCCAATCCATAATTTTTCCCCTCTTCTATTTCTTTAATCACATTATCCAATCCACCTGTTTCTTTATCTAGTTCAAAACCCTGCACTAATTCCACCCGTTCTTTCACTTGCTCTATTGCTTCTTCTGGTGTGTTCCCTAATCCTATTACCGAACAAATAGAAGTAAATCCTGGCACTGCATAATATTTATTTTTATGCTTCATAAACCGTCTGAACTTAACATAAGGCCTGATTTCTTCTGGAAAAGAAACTTCCAGCCAATTGTTCTGTGCCCATTCACTATCTAATGAAACTCCTGCTCCATATTTTGCTTTTGGGATTAAGTCAATGAGATTTCCCTCGCTTGCCTCCCAGATAAACTCTGCAAGATTTTCCCATATCTCTAAATGTATTGCGGTCGGCACGGGCATCGGACTACGTAGAGTATAATCAATTAAATATCCCGTTCCTTTTTCATCTACTCTTATTTCCGTAGAAAAAAATGAGCGAGTAGAAAGCTGTTCAAAAATAAAACTTAACTTATCATTAACTAATTTTACGGGCTCTGGGATCTCTTCATATTGACAAATCTTACCAATATATCCTGTGCCTTTCATTTCATATCCATACATTCCATAATTCGGATACTTTCCATCAACTACAAATCCGTCATATCCGGGTTCAATTCCTTCAATCTTATCCTCAATTATGAACTCAATTAAATTCTGTCTTGGTCCCAAGACATTCGCAAGATAATCTAAATACACTTTTGAACTTTCATAATCTTTATGTGCAAAACTTTCTATGTCACCTCTAAAATTATTCAGTTTGATAAATTTGTTTACTTCGCCTACTAATGCTTCTCTTAATTCCTTTAATCCTTCTACTTTTACTGTATTCTGGTATGGCAAACCTATCTCTTTTTGTATAGTTCTGCCATACCATCTATTATTTTCTAATTGCTCTGCCATTCCTGCACCAAAAACTCTATAGTCATTATCTCGTAAGAATTCTACTATATCCTGACAATAAGTATCTGGGAAAAAAATAAGGTCTACCTCATCTACATAGTCCCAGAAATTGTGAATTCGGTAGACCTTTTCGCTTTCTAATCCACTACCAATTAGTGCTTTATTTGATTTGGGAAATGCATCCTGCCAGTGGCAGAAATAATAAACCTTGCCAAACTTTTCAGCAAGTTTTAATGCAAGTTCAGTGCAAAGCCCATAATCATAAATAAGACAAGTTTTCGTGCTTAAATCTTCCATTCTATATAGCCTCCGAAACTATAAGTTCCACAGGATCCCTGTTTGGCATCGGTTATACATTATAGCATAAAGTATATGAACCTGTCAAATCTCAATTAAATTTAACTGTTTTTATTATACTTTTTTGGTGCTACTGTGTAATTCGTTCTATATCGCTTTCTTGCTTTCTTTAAGTTTGCAATATGCTGTGGAGAAAAAGCCTGCCCATACTTCATAAGGTTTTTCTCTATCCACTCTCTAACTCCAAAACTAATTGCTTTTCTTTTTGCTTTATTCATTTTTTCCTCTTTTCATTTTTGCCAGTTTCTCATTGAGAATTCGTCTTCTTCTATATTTTCCTGAATTCCCATACTTTCTTTTAGTTCTTTTATACTTTCTGCAAATTCTTCTTTATTAATTGCTTCAGGACTGTATTGCCTGGAAAATATTACATATCGCTCTGCATCTTGTCCGTGATTATTTTCTTTTAATGGTTCGTCAAGTGGTCTGTCATATTTATCTACTTTCCATTTATACCTTCTTTTTTCTTCCTGTAAATTTAATGAACTTTCGCTCAAATGAATAAAACATTCTTTTACTCTTTTAATTCCTGCTACTACACTATCTTTTGGCTTTAGTGCAGGTTTAATTCCAGAAAAACCTGCCTTTCTAATTATTTCAATATCAGATGGATCTTCGCTATCAGCCCAGATAGTTCTATGCCTGTATTCTGGCGGTATTACTTGTTTCATCTTTTCAATTAACTGATTGCAATCTAAATGTGTTTGATATATTAATTCCCGCTCATAAATATGCTGTTTGTTTTTGTGCTCTTCTGGACAATTCTGCGGGATTGTTTTCGAAAAGTTCAGTTCCACTAATGCTGTTGGCACATTATAGCCAAAATCAAGTCCGTATTCAGTATCAGCAAAATCTCGCTCAAATTCTTCATCACTAACTATGTCCCAGTTTAATCCCTCTTGATAAATTATACCTGTTAATATTGCCCACTGCCCCTTACCATATATAAGCCAGTATGCTCTATCTTGATGTTCCAACTCCTCTAAATGATGCCTCCGCTCTGGCGTCAAAAAAGCGTTATCGTGATAAGTGAAGTTTCCTATTGCCATATTTGGGGGGGGATTTTCAGTTAATGGCTTTAAGAAACTTGTTATATCTTCTGGATTGTAATCACAATATATTTGATTTTTCCCATTTATATTTTTATTCCTTGCCCACAATCTACATTGTAAATATTGCCTTTGACTTAACTCAATTGCTTCATTTATCCAGACATAATTGCAGAACCGCCCTTTAATTTTTTCTGGCTTATCTAATCCGATGCAATATACTTTATTGCCATTTGGGAAAGTTATAATTAAATCGCTATCGTGATAAGTGCAAGGGATCCCCCACTCAATTAATCGCTCCTTCCAGAATTGATAAATAGCGAACTTAACACTTGCCCTATATTTTTTTACACAGACAAATTTAATTTGCTTTTCTTTTAGCAGTTTTTCAAAAGTAAAATATTGAACCAATGACCAGGTCTTTGCTGCTTCAGAAGAACCATACAAGTGAATTTCTTCTTTATCTTTGTTATCAAGCAAGAATTGATACTGCTTATAATTTACGCCTATAAATTTATTTAACATCTATAATCCCTGCCTCTTGCAATTCTCTTGGTAAAGGTTCCCCTGGCTTAACCATAATCAAAACATAATTTGTATTGCCTATACTCGCCCCTTCCAATTTTATTTTATCCTGCTGGAATTCAGGATGCTTGTTTTTAAGATAAAAAATTATTGCAGTAAGATCCTTTTCTACAAATACCTTTTGCAATAATAAATCTTTGACCTCGCCAATTACTTCCTTTTCTATTTCTAAAATTGTATTCCTGAACTTTTCATCTTTTTTAATCCAGTCATAAAAAGTTGAAGTATTAATGTTAGTCTTTTGTGCTGCCACAGTAATAATGCCTTTGTAATGTCTATAGTTTTCTATAAAGATTTGCTTTTGCTGTGCGGTCTTTTTTGCCCTTGCTTCCAAACTTCTTTCTAATGCCTTCTTTTTTATAGTATCGCTTCTATTTAATTTATTCATTTCAGTTTTATTGCTTCTTTACCTGTGAATTTTTCAAATCTGTATAATATCACTTCTGCATATCGTTTTTCTGTATGCCAAGTCAATTGCATTTTCCCCTTCCATCTATATATTATACTTCAAAATTACCATAAAAGTCAAGAGTATACAATAATTTTCTTATTCATTTTAGTAAAATAAAAATAGCGAATAAAGGCTTAAATAATCGTCAAAACAGAAAAAGACATAGAAAGAAAGGGGTGAAGCAAAATAACGCAACAGAAGGCAAAAGAACCGCATTCTGTTGCGTTGGGGCGCACTGGTTCCGCTCCTTCCCTTCTTCTTTCCGCTCCTTCTGGGTCTCTGTTTGGCATCTGTTTCTGGTCCACCCGGGTGGACCGGAAACAAACAAAAAGGGAGACAGAGAATGCCCTCTATCTCCCTTTTTGTTTTTCTTTCTTACAATTACATTATCACATACTGAAGGATAAGAGACTTAATCTCCTCTTTCAGTTCTTTCATTCGCCTCCTTCCCGTTCTTGTTTTTCTATATCCTAACATAGACAATTTTCGTTGGAGTAATGCTTCACAGAAACGTTTCTGTTCCTGTGTGCACGCTTCCCAAAAGTCCCGCCAAGACAATTTTTGGTCTATGTCAGGCTCTATCCTCGCCAAATTTTCAATTCCTTCTTTGTCCAGAGACAGGACAACCTGTCTCTGGTGAGTATAAGGATTTCTCAATAGTATCATTTTTCCCTCCTTTCCCTGCCTGTGGCAGGATATAAATAAGGAGAGACCGGATTAGCTGGTCTCTCCTATCCAAGGTTCACCCTCCCTGATTACCTCAATCTTATCGCTATACCCATTTTCAGGAGTATAGCCATCTAGCTCATTATACCTTTTCGCGCATTCGACCGCCTCCTTTTGGCGCGCGAAAAAGTAAATGTCTACTTTTTCGCGCATCCATTCTATAATCTCTTTTTTCCTTCCCCTGGTTGCGAGGACCACCCAAGGTCCTTTGTAGCCTTCCTTCATTAACACCGCCCAGGGCTCCCTAATTTTCTTATACCCGTAGATTCCGGCCCTGAGATTACGAACAGGATATGCTTCTTCCTGTTCGAATTTGTTCCTTCTTTCAACCCACTTCTCCGCCTTTTCCTGACTTTCGAAAAAGTGAATTGGAAGAAACGTGTCGTTCACATAGCCCTTTATTTTTCTTACCACCCACGGTCCGGATGTGCTATTCATCCGGACCGCAACCCAGGTATCTTTTTTGATTTCCATTTCCCCTCCTTTCCCTGCCTGCCCGGCAGGATAAATAAAAAAAGCACGAGACCCAGTCCTACACACATCGTAAGCGTGAGGACCAGGCCTCGTGCTTGTAATTACCTTTCCCCAAATTTCAAAGAACAATTCCCCCCTTTTTACTTTTTGGAAGCGGGGGGAACACAAAAGTAGCTACCACTTCTATTGTGGTAGCTACTTAACCCTTTCCGAACTTCCTCAGGAATCTGAGGAAGTTCGGGGACTTCCTCGAGAACGGCATACTCGCCGTTCTCTTCTTTTATTTCACCATTCCAGATGCCTACATTCCAGTAGACATCTGGATTGTCGGGGTCAACCGGGAGATGCCCGGTGACCTCGACAATTATGTCCCCCTTTTTCAGGGGGACAATAGCCTGGCTTGTCGAACAAGCCAGGGGACCTGACTGCCGCAGGAAAATTGCCTGCGGCAGTTGCCCTTGCCTTAAAACGAACACCCCTTCAAAGGTGTTCGTTTTAGACCCACCTCCCACTCCCACACAGGGAAGCCCCGTGCGGGAGCGAGAGATGTAAACTCTCTCTAAGTGATAAATTCTCATTTTCCCTCCTTTCCCTCAGGATAAATAAAAATTGGAAGTCACCTCCACCTTACAAATTTGAAGGTGGAGATTTTCACTCCACCTTCTTTTTCCTCTACCACCCTTTCGGTGGTAGGGAAAATGACTAACTCTTCCTTAGTCCTAAAATGACAAAGGACTAAGAAAGTCAGAGTGGACTCTCCCTGAATGGAGAGCCTCCACTCTGTTTCCGGGGTATCGACCCCGCTAGCTGAAATATGCCATCCTGTTAGTTGGCATATTTCAGATAATAATTTTTCACCCATTTCCTTTACTTCTTCCCGGCTTGCTTCAGCCGGGACGTTGGGAAATGGGATGAACTTTATTTCATCCCATCCCCTTTTTTGTTCATCCACCCACTTTTCGGGTGGATGATTCGAAATTACTAACAATTTCATTTTCCCTCCTTTCCCTGCCGTCCAGGCAGGATAAATAAGGAAAGGCCGGATTACCCGGCTTTTCCTTATTTTCTTTCTACTACATATTATATCACATTTTTTTCTTTTTGTCAAGTAAAAAATGATTTTCGATGCATTTTTTTTCTTTTCACTTTCCAGCAGTAACACACCCGCACATAATCGTAACACCATTCCCCGACGAGAAACCAGAAAAAAACCCAAACTCAAAACTCCCTTCAGAAAAAAAGAAAGAAAAGAAAGAAAAACAAAAAAAGAAACAGAAAAAGAATACATACAATACACTACACGATCCGATGCACGATACACTGCACGTTTCACTGCACGAAAAAGAAGCACCGAACCCGGCGCCCGGCCAGTGGAACGAAGAGGAACCGAAGTTCAAGGGAACTGATGTTTAAAGGAATTAATGTTTATGGGAGATGATGTTT